TGGTACTTCTGGTACCAACTACCACACAGATGAGTACACAAATGGTACTATCAGTGTTCGTTGCCAAACAAAATTGACATCTCCTATTGATGAATCCACCATACAGGTACTTGTTTTTGTTAGAGGTGCTGAAAACCTTGAGTTTTCTGCTCCAAGTTCTAACAATTATAGACAAGTAATTTTTGGTGGTGCACTTCAAGCAGGAGTTGAATTTGATGATGATTATGATGGATCTAATACTGATCCTCCTATTGAGTTGACTCTCGGCGAAATAGCATCCCCCCTAAATGAGTTATATTTGACTTATATGGGAGAACAGATACTCTCTCTGAGAACCTTGATGCGACGTATTTCATATACAATGGAAATACCGGTAGCAATAAATACTTCGACAACTTCAAATACGCTGGCTATTCAATTATATCGTATTCCCCCCAGATTTGGTTTTGTTGCAAATGGTTTATCCACTGTGCAAAAACTGATACCTTCAGGTAATGCTTCTTTTAATTGGATTCAGCCAACACCTTTGAATACCATTTCTCCTTGTTTCTTAGGAAATAGGGGAGCTGTTAACTATACAGTGTTGCTGAATAATTATGCTACTAACAGTATGCCTATCGCAGCTTTTCGTAGTGATGTACACACCACCATTGGTAGCTCTGCTGCTTCCTCCACCTCAGGTGCTGGAAACATTGCAAAATTTTCTTATACTGGAAAATTAGCTACTAGTGGTGGCGGAGCGGCCAATAATAAAGTTGATAAAACAACTAATATTAGTATGCCTTATTATTCTGCAAAGAAATTCGCACCTAACAGTTTAACTGCTGGTACAACTCTTTCATATAATGAAAACATATTATCTGATGGTTTACGCTTCGAATTGGACATTCCCACGACTTCCAACTCAACTTTTCTCTTCAAATTCTATACAGGAGCTGGTACAGATTTTAATCTGGTGAACTTCTTGTATGTACCAACAATGACGGTACTTACAACGTTACCAACTGCTGTATAGTCGTTGCATGTTATATTTGAGAAAATAACTTGC